AACACTAACACTAACACTAACACTAACACTAACACTAACACTAACACTAACACTAACACACGCCAAACCTTTTCAGTTTTTGAGTTGTTCACAGAGCCATACCTTGCGCGATTTCATGCCTTCGAGTTCAAAATGGAGAGTGTCCAAAAGCTTTTTGAGCTCATCCCTCGCATGCTTGTGGTAATTCACCACACGCTTGGCAACATCACACGGATTTTCAGACAGGATTGTGATCTTGTCGCAGTGGTCATCATGAAGCGGAACAAGCGACTCAATCGCACAATGATGATTTTCGATGTCTGATTTGATTGACTTGAGATGATCAATGATGGCGTCATCGCTGAGCTTGAAGTCATTTTCATCCGCATGGTAAGTCGGCTTTTGGACAATGTCGACATGAGTAGACGGCGCCACTTCCACTGGTTTTTCAACAACCACCTCAGTCTTCTTCACGACAGGTTCAATTTCAGGCAGCGGAGGCTTTCCAATGAAAGTAAATCCATCACTCTGGGGGTGAAGGCGCTTCTTGCTCTCCTTGTGGGCAACGCAGTATTTCTGCTCAGGTTTGTGCCATCCCATCTCCTGCTCAGTGTTGTCGTTTGAGCGAAACACATTCACAACCTTCATCCCTCTGGCCAAAGCGTAGAGAACTTCGCTGAAACCAATGCCCAACTGAAAAAGTTGTTGTTGAATTTCGGCAGTCGTGTGTTCCAGGTAAAATTTCTCCAATTCTGGGCGCGTCTTCGTCTTGGTAATGTTGTCCAACTGGGTTGTGTAGAGAAAAGTAGCAATCTTCAATGCTTCGGGTTTGACCTGCGTGTCTCTGTGTTTCTTGGTATTCGTTGGCTGGGCTTGAGATTGTTCTTGATGGTGAATTTCAATCGTAGCAATCACCTTAGAACCGTCCTGAGTCTGGACTGGAGCGGTCTGTTTATCAAACAGATCAGACCACTTCTTAGATGTGCTGTTGCTGGATTGTTGGGTAGTCATTGTAATTCTATTTCCTAGTTGCTACTCTGGAATTGGTCTATCTAAATTTAATCCATCAAATTTTTTTAACCCTAAATGACTTTTTACAAAAAAATAGATAGATAATAATACTTTTTAAAAATAGCGAGAATGAGTTTTTTTAAGATACTTGGAATACATAATAAATCTAAATACAATTTATTATGTATAAATTAGATTAACTATCAACATTTAATATATATTACCTAGATTGCTTAGATAGTATTTATTGAACTTGAAACATTCGGTCTTTTTCTATAATAGGTTTGCGAAAAACTAAATCTATTGTATCCATAGTATTTATTTAAAATGAATTCAATGACGATAATAATAATCCATAATAAAAGTATAATTAACACTAAATATAACATATAAAAATAATATTTTAAAATATTATCAAATATATCAAACATTTTCCTAACTAATCATTATTATATTGTATTTTTTAATATATAACAATATTTACATTTTGTTAATAATAGACATATATTTTTTTATGATTTGATTTCTATGAACTTTATAGAATGGAGTTAGTAATCCATTTTCTAAAGTAAATGGAGTATTTATTATTGATATATGTGTTGGAATTTCAGATATTAAAAAACCATGCTCTCGACATATAGTGTTTATTTGTGCCAACAAATCAGTTTCTAAATTAGGTATGTCCAGCCTATCTTTTAATACAACTAATGCTATAATAGTTGATGTATCATTTTTATAGTATACAATAGATTGATGTATATTTGGACCCATTTCTATTACTCTTTCTATTTTTTCATAAGACACAATTTTATCATTATCAATTTTAACTATATTATCTATCCTATCTATAAAACGAATAGCACCGTTTTTCAAAATAACAACATAATCTCCTGTGTGATACCAATCGTCATTATCTATATGCATATTGCTCAAATCTTTACCAATTTGATACACATCACTGTTTTCTTCAGTCATTCCAGTATAATATCCTTTAAATAGATTTATACCACGATACAATAGTTCACCTTTTAATAATGTGCCTATATTATCCGATACAAATTCCAAATGTTTCAATCGTTTTATACAAAACTCACCACACACTATAGGCCCGCCAGCATTATTACTTAATTTATCATAATGCTTAGATAGAGATATACAGCCTGCTGTTTCTGTTGAACCATACTGCTGTATTACAATACAATCAAAACATATTTTCATAAAATCAACAATTTCTGATTCAATAATACCATTACCTATTATCATCATTCTAATTTCACCACCAAGTTGATTACGGATAGATTTAAATATTGTGTTTTTTAAAAAAGTATTTGGTAAATTGAAATCATATTTTGATATTTTATATCCATAATAAAACAAATTTCGTGTTAATATTTCAGAATTTAAATTATCTATTATTAAATCATAAATATGTTTGTAAAGAACTGGAACACTTGCTAAAATAGTAGGTTTTAATGCCCTAATATCGTCTAATAATAAGTTTATATTTCCTCTCGAAAATCCTATACAGCCCCCTCCAAAAAATATAGATAAAATTATATTTTTTTCAAACATATTTGATAATGGTAAATAATTAATATGAATGTCTGGTTTATTCAATACTATATCATTATAAATATAACCAGTCATTGAAGCAATTATATTATCATGTGTTAATATAACTCCTTTTGTTTCTCCAACTATTTCATTAGTATAACATATTGTAGCAACAAAATTGGGATTTGGTTTTACAAAATCTTTACAAATTATTGTTCCACAGAAATCTCCATAATAAATTATAATTATATTAATTAATCTAAACTTTTCTACTATATCATTTTCTATTTTTTCATAGCAAACTATTTTTTGTAGAGAATAAAATTTTTTTATATCTAATAATTTATACACGTTTTTTTTATCAACAAAAATTATTTTTAATTTAGTTTGAGATAATATTAATTCTATTTTATCTAAACTAAATGATTCATAAATAGGAACACTTATATAACTATTAAAATAACATGCTAATTCTGTTATTAAAGCATCCGCACTATTTTTAGAAAGTATACCTATTAAATTTGAATTAGTAAATTCACCAGATAATGTCTGATTAGATAAATAGTTTTCTTCAATTAATCGCGTTCCTAATATATTAGTAGCATCTAAAATATTTGAATATGATAACCATTCATATTTTATAGGTTCTAACTCTCTAATCTCACCTAAGCAGTTTGCTTTACTGTTTTTATTATAACCAAACATAAAAGCACTATATATTGTCTGCGCATTAATATGGGATATAAGATTATTTATACATTTCGGTGAACGAAATATATTTGAATAATTTTCAATATTATTTTTTGAACTAACTTGACTATATAACATTATTTTTTAAATATACATACATTAAAAAATAAGGATATCTTTTATATTATTATCTAACATCATAATCGCATATTAAATTAATCCAAATAACAGGATAATGATATGGGTGTAAGTTTATTGAATTTGCTATGAATAACATTATCAGGTCTATACTCACTGTTTTTCAATTTCACAATATTTTGTTCAGTGTATAGAAAGGTTTCAGTAGTATTTCCTAAATTTACAATATGAAGTAATTTTTCATTATAGTTTAATTGTGTCTTAGAATATATTAAATAAGCATATTTATTATTTTTCATTTGAAAAGTTTGGCCATTTGTATCAATATTGCTAATTTTATAATCAACCATACTATAAGTTTGATTACCTGTATTTACGGAAATCTTCATAAAGTAATCTGGATCATGTTTGAAAAAAGTTACTGTCTGACAAGAACGCAAATTTTCATAATACATTTCATATGTAGTTCCAATTAAATACCACTGACCCATAATATCATTAAATTTTGTTAATTTAGGAATTTGATTTTGTTCCGTAGATGTAACAGATGGTTTTACTGCTGTAGGAGACTGAGTTGTAGGCGTATGAGTTGTAGATGGATGATGGAGTTCAGTATTTACTTGTTCTACAACTTTTCCTGCTTGTGTAGTTGTTGGATTATGAGTAGTGGATGGTTTCGCAGCAGTAGGCGTATGAGTTGTAGAAGGGTGAGTTGTTGATGGTTTAACTACTTTAGGAGACTGAGTTGTAGATGGATGATGGGGGTCAGTCTTTACTTGTTCTCCCACTTTTCCTGCTTGTGTAGTTGTTGGATTATGAGTAGTAGATGGTTTCGCAGTAGTAGGCGCATGAGTTGTAGATGGATGAGTTGTAGATGGTTTTACTGCTGTAGGAGACTGAGTTGTAGGTGGATGATGGGGTTCAGTCTTTACTTGTTCTCCCACTTTTCCTGCTTGTGTAGTTGTAGATGGATGAGTTGTTGATGGTTTCGCAGTAGTAGGCGTATGAGTTGTTGATGAATGAGTTGTTGATGGTTTTCCAGTAGTAGGAGACTGAGTTGTAGATGAATGAGTTGTAGAAGGGTGAGTTGTTGATGGATGATGGGGTTCAGTCTTTACTTGTTCTACCACTTTTCCTGCTTGTGTAGTTGTAGATGGATGAGTTATTGATGGTTTTCCAGTAGTAGGAGACTGAGTTGTAGATGAATGAGTTGTAGAAGGGTGAGTTGTTGATGGCGACTGAGTTGTTGATGGATGATGGGTCTCGGTCTTTACTTGTTCTACCACTTTTCCTGGTTGTGTAGCAGTAGGATTAATCTGTTGACTACCTACAAATGGAAAAGTTGTCTTTGAAGGCAGTGATGAACTCTGGTTATGTATTACTTTAGAAGAATAGTGCGATGAACGTTCATCCATATTTTTAGGTTGTTCAATAGGAAATCTATTTTGTGGATAATTATCTTTGTTTTTAAAAACAACAGAAGACATAGGGTTAGTAGGAACTCTAACATATTTACTATGACTATCATGTTCATGTTCTGTTAAGCCTGGTCTAAATTTATATCTATTATAAATTTTAGACAATTCAACTTTAATAGAATACATCGGTGTATTTATATACGTTATAATTCGCCCAGCACCTCTATACATTTCAATATTATTAATTTTAATTACTGTATTTTTATTTTTAAAGACACGATGTCTATATCGTAAGTCATAATTAAATTCGGGGTGTGTAACAACATCATAGATATCAAATATATCATGTATATATTCATCAATAAGCTTATAATCGCTACCTTCATTATTTAAATTAGCAGGTTCAGAATAAAATTTATCTAACGTGATACCGTAACCAAGACCTATATTAAACAAACATAATGACAATAATATGAACGCACGCATTCTATATAGAAAGTATTTGTTATTTATTTATATATCTAAAAATAATATCAAATTTTAATTTATTAAAGAACCATTTTAAATGGATATATGGATTTAAAGATATTTAAAAACATAACACACAATAAATAAATATAATTTATGGAAACTCAAAAAGAATTAGCATTAAATGTTCAACTAATTTCAATTAGTGAACCACACAAAGAACACACTGTATTAGAAGAGTTTTTAACTACAGAACTTCAAAAATTAATACCTGAAATAAACAATGATATAAATTGGAGAGATGTTAAAAATAAATTAGGTGTTGAATTAATTAATAATAATTATCCTACATTTAAAGATAAATATTTTTTTTCCTTGGGTGTAAATGTATTATTGATAGCAGGTATTGCGACATCAGTAGTTTATAAATTAATTAAAAAATAATAAACACATCTGATTTTAAATAATTATTAGTTGATATTTAAACGCAACTAATAATTTGTTAAAGCAAAACGCAACTATTGATAAAGTGTATTTTTACTTTTTCTATTTTTATTTTTCTTAACTATACTTCTTCGTTTTTTTCTATATGTATTAGGTATTTTACCCCCCATACTAGAATAACCTAACATTTGGCAATATACACATTTATGAGGGCATTGAAAACCTGATGGAATTACACGTGCGGGTGTATGCGGTAATGGTGAAGTAGTTATTGGTATTGAACGAACACGTCTTAATGTTGCTAGAAAATCTTGTGTAAATCGACAAGTCCAATCAACAATAATAACATTACTAACTTGATATATATCTTTTAAACTATTTGCTAAAGTACTTAATAAAATTCCATCAGGTCTATTACAGTCACTACTATAAGTTGCTCGTATAAAACCAGTTTTAGCAAATACAGCATCTTTAATATTAACTGCTGGATTATTAGAAACACCCTTTCTACGGGGATATTTTGCTGAATCACAATGACCTACTAAAAAAATGCCAAAATTGTCCCGTTCCCATTCTTCATCGCTAGAAAATTCAAACAGCTTATCAAATGTAGGATGAGTTAAATTAAATATTTTATCTTGAGAACAACCATTTTGTGCGCTAATTACTTGTGTAGTCGGGAAACCATCTGGTGTCGTTGAAGACTTAAGCATATGCGATAAAGTTGTCGACGCATCTAACGCTCTTAAATGTTGACTATTATATTCAGCACATGTAGCATATATAGCGTGACTAACACTTAGATTGTGAATACTATCATGTCCACAATCTCCTGCAGCAGCTATTTTAAATATTCCAGCATCTTCACCAGATATATTTCTTGATGGAAGATCTAAACCATGACTATCAATTACTACTATTACATAACTATTAGGATCCATTTGTTTGTTATATATATACCGTAATATTTTTGTTTGGAATATTTTTTATAATATGTTGAAAAATACTTATATTAAATATTACATTTCTGTTTTATAGAAAGTTTGTGTCTATTTTATTTTCGATTGGTATAATATTCTTTAAAAATGATCTACGATGATACTGGGTTGGTCCATACTTTGATATAGCCCAAATGTGATAAGCTGTTCCGTATCCTTTATTTTTTTTAAGACTATATTGATCATCGAGATATGGATACTTATCACATAGTTCATTAATATATTCATCATGATATTCTTTAGCAAGTATACTGGCCGCCGCTATAGAACCATATTTGCGGTCACCTTCAACAATAACGACACTTTCAATAAAATTACCTGTATCATTAGACACATATGGTGTAAACTTATTTCCATCAATTAATAATAATTCAGGTTCTATATTTAAATTACGAATGGCATCATGCATAGCATCCATAGTAGAAACTGCGATATTAAATTTATCAATATATTTTTCATCTTTCCAAGCAACAGAATATGAAATAGCATTTTCTTCAATCCAAGTTCTAACTAATTTACGCCTTTTTGATGTTACACACTTACTATCGTATAAATATTCATGAAACTCAATATGTGGGTCTAATATAACAGCAGCACTATATACTCTGCCAAATAAAGGTCCTCTTCCCGCTTCATCTACACCACATTCAATAGTTTCAGAAGTTCTATAAAATCTTTCTATTTTTTTGTCTAAAGGCATGATATAAATAAACGTATTATTTAAAAAAAAATTGAAATATATTATTATATCAAATTTTATTATTATACAATATAAAGAATTAATGAGCCATCAAGATTGGGAAACGGTAACCTTTTCATCTAAAAAAACAAATAAAAGTTCACAAACTACAGATAGCACTCCCAAGAAACCTCTCGCAAATATACAGGCACTTAAAATTGAAAATAAAGTAGACAATACAGATGAGAAACTTAGTGTAAAGAAAATAGACCCAAGTGCTGTGCGGGCAATCATTAAATCTCGAGGAGAATTGGGATTGACCCAAAAAGATTTAGCAAATAAGGTTAATATTTCTGACGCAGTTATCAAATCAATTGAACAAAATAAGGAACCACATAATACTGCGTTACTTAATAAACTTCAAAAGGCTCTAAAGGTTAAGTTATTAGGAGATAATATTGGAACTCCTTTGTAGGCTTATAAACACTGTTATTAAATATGTTTTTTATTTATAGTATTATAATAAATTAATCACAATAATGTATATAATATGAACTATGGAATATTTATATACATTATTTTATTTATAATAGCATCGATTGCTCTTTATAGAACTTATACAAATAAAGTAATATTAGGAACTTATAAACCATATCCACCTATAATTGTGGACAATAAACCTAAAAAAATTAAAGGATATATCGGGATAATACGCCATGGAACGCGTTATCCTACAAAAAATGTATTTAAACAATTGTCCCCAAATATGAAACAAACACTCACTCATCAAAAAATAGGTGAATTACACGACATAGGAAAGATCGAAATGCGTGAATATGGTGAATATTTATCAAGTTATTATCCCAATATTTTTACACATCCTAAAAACATAAAAGTTTTTTCAACAAAAATGAATAGGTCAATTGATAGTGCTAAAGAAACTGTAAAAGGGTTAAATCTTGAAGGATACATCGATATCGATTATAATGATAATATTGAAAGTTTTCTAAAATTAAAAAATATTTTAAAGGAAAAAACAGAGCATAATCCTTATCAAATGCGTTGCCAATTTTCGCAAGCATTGGAACTACCTATTCCTAGTTATTGCCCATTGATTAATTATTCAAAAAACTATGATAAAAAAAATAAAGATACATATAAATCAATAGTTAAAACACATGAGAAAGGTTACCCTTTCTATAATATTTTGTTAAATTTAATTGATAAATATAAAATGTATTCAATAGAACAAGGAGCATTATTTTTCTGCCATGATAGCACATTGGCTCCAATATATTATTTATTTAATTTATTACCAGACATTAATAAATATAATAACGAAGACTGGTTACCATTTGCGGCAAGATTAGAAATTATTATAACAAATAATAATAAAGTATATTTTTTTGTAAATGATAAATTGATTAAAATTGAATAAATTAAAATTATAGTTTATATTATAAAGCAATTATTCTATATAATATATATTATATAATATGGAAATTTCGTATACAAATAGTATCATAGATATAAATAAAAACCTTATATTTGATAAAGGCAATATTGTGTCTAATACCAAAAATAGAGTAATAATTCGAGAAAATGATAAAGACATATGGTCAGATGATGGTGAAGATGATAATGATACTAAATTATTAGATAATTTTATATCTCTATTTAATATAAATACATACTTATTTTATGAAGAACCAGTTAAAAAAATAAATAAAAAATTAGGCACAATCACTTTTATATATCTAAATAGGAAATATAAAGCAAACTATTCAATTGAATATCCGAAAATAGTATATAAAGATGAACTATTTGATAATCTTCAAGACTGGGTAAAATATATTAAAAAAAATAAACAAAAAAATATATTCATTAGTAACTTTTTTAAATTATAATTACTTATTTATATATATGTGTATTACTTCATTTGATTCAATACTGGTGTATATAATAAATATTATATCAACGGGTCTATTATATAATTATGGAGGAACCCCCGATACTAAAATTACGGCCATATTTTTATTATTTGTTGGACAAATGCAACTTTTTGATTATATATTCTGGGAAACTGAGAAATGTTCTTTAATAAATAAAATTACTACAAAATTAGCCATTATTTTTAATCATTTACAACCAATTATATTACATCTTCTTATACAATACTATGGTTTAAGCACCAATCAAGTATCAAACTTATTATTTTATATTTATATATATGCCGCAACACTATATTCAATTAATGCACTTTATAACGTTGTGTGTACGGGTAAATCTAAAAAAACTGGTATTATTTATTGGGAATGGAATTTTATGAAATACAATACTATTTTTTACACATTATTTATGATATTTATGATTTCTACTATTTTTAATTTTAAAGACAAAAAATTTAGTTATTTTTTAAATTTTCTTGTTATTCTAACATATATTTCTGGACATTTAAAACCTATTTTAAATGAAACGACTGGGCGAATATGGTGCTATTATGCTGCTTCATTACCCTTAATCGTTTTAACTTATATAACTATATTTAAATAGCAACAAACTTATTAGTCATCAATTTTGATGAAATATTAAATATTCTATAATAGTATATAAATTATGAAATATTTAATTATTGGAGGTGGTATTGCTGGATTATATACTGGGTTACTATTGTCGGAATATGAGGGAATTTCACCAGAAGATATTATAATATTAGAAAAGAGTTATCGATGGGGGCGAAGAGTTCATACCTTAGAGAGGGACAATATTAAATATGAATGTGGAGCAGGTCGTTTTATAAAAGAACATAAACTACTTATGTCTTTAATTACACGATATAAATTAGAAAATAATTTAATAAAATTATCTAATAAAACACAAGACAGGCAAATTCTGAATGAAAGAATGATGATACCCACAAATTTAGATGAATACTTAGATAAATTGATGTCTATAACTCTTAATAGAGATGAACTTATTGGTAAATCTGTTTTTGATGTCTGCACCGAAATGTTTGGAATTGAAATAGCAACATTATTAAAAAGTTCACATGGATATGATGATGATTTTTTAATTAGTAATGCTTATGATGGATTACTATTATTACAATCACAATATAATAAAGATTTTTATGTTATGAATGGTGGATTAGAACAAATAATAACTGAAATGGTTAAAGAGCTAACACAAAAAAAAGTTAACCTTCAATTACATTGTAAATGTTTTAAATGGGATAAAATCGAAAATGGTAAATTAAAAGCATATACTACTAATTTTAAAGGGGAAATTTCTGAAATTATATGTGATAAAATAATTTTAGCATTAGATAAATGGGGATTATCTGAATTTAAAGAGTTAGATAGCATAAAGAATTTAATAGATAGTGTTAGTATTGTCCCATTGACCCGTATATACGCAAGATTTCCAATAGATATAAAAACAGGATTTGCGTGGTTTCATGGAATTCCAAAAACTACAACAAATTTACCTATTCGTATGTTTATTCCTATTAATGAAAAAAATGGATTATGTATGATTAGCTATAGTGATGGACATTTCGCTACTGAGTGGCAGAGGGATTTTATAACAGATAATTTAAACCAAAATATTATGACTTATATTCGTAAAATGTTTCCTGAAAAAAATATTCCAGAAGCTGAGTGGATACAAAAATTACATTGGGCACACGGTGTTCATACTTGGCGACCATTAGTAAACAGTGAATTAATATATGATAGAATACAAAACCCTTTCGAAAATATATATATTTGTGGAGAAACATTTTCAAAAAATCAAGGATGGATTGAAGGTTCACTTGAAACATCATATGCCGTTTGTCAACACATAGTTAAATCATCAAATAATGTAATAAAGAAATTTACTAAATATACAGTTGGACTAAGTGATAATCTAACCATTATTGATAATCGCGTATACGATTTGTCTAAAATGAATTGGATTGAAAAACATCCAGGTGGTGATATTATAAAAAAAGCAATAGGTAAAGATAGCACACATATGTTTAAATATATAAGTCACCCAGCATATGTTATGAATATACTTTCTGATTTATATGTTGGTGAACTTGAATAAAAACAATAGTGAATACTTATTTATAAATATAATAAATATTTATAATTTATCAACACATCAAGTTATTAGTATTTTAATAATAAAAAATTAAAATATTAATAATCATCATCTTCATTTATTAAACACTTGACTTCTTCTATTTTAGGTTTTTCTACATTTTTATTTTGCTTGCGAATGCTAGCTGACTCCATTTTATCTAAATTATTCAATAATTCAGATATAGGAATATCATCATGGTCATTAATAAATACTTTAAAAATATCATAATTCTGTTTTTTATAATATTCCATTCTTTTTTTTGCTTGATTTTTATAACTAGAGAAATCATCAACAATATCCCAAACAGTAGGTATAAGTTCTCCATGGTCTTTTCTTAAAATACGACCACAACTCTGTGTATGAACAGAACCACCACTATGTGAACTCATTAATATAAGTGTATTTAAACTAGCTATGTCTAATGCCTCCGCAGCCATTGTAAATGTGCCTAAAACAAACCTTTTATTTTCACTTTCTTTGAGATCTTTCTGTTTCATACCACCTACATAATATCCTACAGAACCAATATTTCTGATATCTATTTGTTCATGTAAATATTTTAAATGTTCACGACGATCCGATAAAGCCAATACATGTGTGCCGTCTTTTATTAATGTTCTACGCATAATTTCAAGAATAAGTTCATTTCGACGATTAAATTCAGTTATATTATTGGTCATTCTGGCTAAACAAGGTTTTCCATTAGGTAAATTTTCACTTCCACTATATAATGGATTTGAATTATTATAATAAATCATATTTACACGGACCTTTCTTTTATTCTGCTCTTTTACCGCAAAAACATATGGACCAAGATACCATTCAAAAACTTTATTTAGACCATCCGTTCTATAGGGAGTCGCACTTAATCCCAATGTATATTTACTATTAACTTTAGGTAAAGCTCTACTAAAAACCTCAGCTCCTAAATGATGGCATTCATCTAAAATAGTAAATCCAAATTCATCAAAAATCCATTCTGGATAATCTTTCATACTTATACTCTGCAACATACCAATAACTATATCTTTTCCTATAACATCTGTAATATTTTGTTGAATTATACCTATTTTAGCATCTGGAATAAACTGTTGAATTCGCTCTTTCCACTGATTAACCAGAAACTCTTTGTGAACTATAATTAGTGTTTTCACACCCAGCTTTCCACATAAATATAGGCCAATAACCGTTTTTCCCCAACCACACGGCAAACTGATAATACCTCCATAACTATATTTTGATAAAGATTCAATACTATAATCACCACCTAAATTACAACTATCAAGAAAATTTTTAATAGGTTCCATTTGATTTTCCCTAACACCTCCTACAAATTTACAATTAATTTTTAATGGCTCTTTAATAGATATCTTCTGTAAACAGGCAATCTCTTTTAAAGCCCAGTGTTTAGGTAAATATAGTTTTTTGGCACTTTCTAAATATACTGGAAAACTAGGTGGAGGTGCGCCATAGTCTTCTGCTACAAATGGAACAACCAAAAGATCACGCTTAATTTTTTCAATATGTTTTAAACCATATTCTTCCTTAAAAATAGCATAACCTCTCTTAGTCAAATAATCATTTTTTTCAACTAACATATTTTTAATATCTTGTTTTGTGTCAAACGACATTTTTGAAATAGTATCACTATGGTTTACACTATGTACTTTCGTGATTTTCATTCTTTATATTTATCTGACCTATTACTATAAATATATAGATATGTCTTTATATACTTAGATTTATTAATATAATATTTTAAAAAAATAAAAAAATTGAAATAAATAACAGTCCGCTTTACCTATTGTATATGTAAATAAATTATCTATTAAAATATGGAAAATACAAACATTCCAAATAATAGCGAGAATACCGAGAATACCGATAATACCGAGAAAACCAACAATACCCATAAATTACAAGAGTCTATCCTTACATATGATGATGGGAGCTGTTATATTGGAGAAGTATTAGATGGAAAGAAACATGGAAAGGGTATTCTTTCTACCATTGCGTTTGTTTATAGTGCTCATACTCGTAGTAATCAAGAAGATAATATGTTTGCTAAATGGAATGAATATGAAGGTGAATGGATTAATGATAAAATGAATGGGTGGGGTAAAATGGTTAGAAAATGTAGAAACGGCAATACTAATGTAATATATGAAGGTATTTGGAAAGATGGAATTATGCTTAATTATGATAAGTTCTAATAATATATAGATTTATCATATTTTTATTTTTATTTTATTTGATATAATTCCATTGCTTATTTATTAAATAAATTTGATTTTTAAATAAAAAGATATCAAGTTTATTATATATATTTAATATGGAAGTTAAAAAGGCAGATATTGAAACAACAACTAAAAATTTGGATGATATTGTAGTTAATAATGGGTTTTTAACTGTATCAAAAAATAAGTTAAGTGAAATAAAAGGAAATACTGAACAAATAGAAGAATTATGTGATATTATACACGCAAAAATATTAAATGGTGAAATTTCTTTTCCATATGTAAAAAAATATAAAATAACTAATCCTATGCAGTTATATAGGAATTTAAAAATATACAAACCTCAAATTAACACAAAACCAAAAGAATTTCGCACAGTTGTTTGGACTGAACCAAGTATAAAAAAAGAAAAATATCGCGATAGATATTTTTCATTTGAAAATCGCAATGGCGATTATGATAATATAGATATTTTAGTAGATTATTTTAATGAAGAAATTAGAATGAAAGGTAAACTAAATCATGAAAAATATAGTCCAATAGATGCTTGGAAAAATAAAGACTTCTTAGTAAAGATAGTAACTGAATTTTTAGAAAACAATACTGGTGATTTAACAAGTTTTGATTTAAGAGAACTAATATGGTCAAATCGCTTAGAATGTAATAGCTTTAAAGCAAGTCTAGCCAGTTCTGTTTACTGGCAATTTAACGCAAAAAAAATTTTAGATATTAGTTCTGGATGGGGTGACCGTTTATTAGGTGCTATGGCACATTATTCTGATAGATATTTAGGTTTTGACCCAAATATTGAATTACAACCTGGATATAATGGAATGAAAGATATGTTTCTGCTAGAAAAATATAAATCGGCATTTGAAGTCAGACCAATCCAATTTGAAGAAGCTGATTTACAGGGTGAAACATTTGATCTAATATTTACAAGTCCACCATATTATGATTTTGAAGTATATGTTGAAGGAGATAAAACGCAATCAATGGAAAGATATAAAACATTAGATGAATGGCTCGTAGGATTCCTTTTTACATCTCTAAAAAAAGCTTGGAGTGTATTAATTCAGTCTGGTAATATGGTTATTCATATAAATGATCCGAATTATCCTAAACAAATAAGTGAAAGTAAAAAACATAGGTTTGTTGAAGCTATGATATTATTTGTGGGTGGATGGTGTGAAGGTTCAATTTTTGATGGAGTAATTGGAACAATAGGTGAACAAGGTGCTGATAAAAGACCCGCTAAAGCAAGACCTATGTGGGTGTTCTATAATGATATTAAATATGCTAATAAAGAATATGTCCAGAAATGTCGTTCAGTTATGAGAAAAAATTATAATAATTTATATGAACTTACTATTAAAAAATTCGATTAAAATCTAATAAATTCTTTTTACATAATATATAATTAAATTAAAATATTTTATTTAATTATATATAATTATTATGGTTAGAAAATTCAGTAAAAAGAATAATAAAATAAATTTAAAAGGTGGATTAAATTGTAATTTAGTTAAAGACGAAAAGGAATGTACAAGTCGTAGACCAGAATGCTTGTGGAAATCCATGATTAAAAAATGTATAGATAATCCAAATGTTCCATCCAACCCTCTTCAAGAAATAATCCCCCCAACCATTCAGGCACAAGTTCCTGTTCCTGTTAGAGAGCCTGTTCATGTTCCTGTGAGAGAGCCTGTTCATGTGCCTGTTAGAGAGCCTGTTCATGTTCCTGTTAGAGAGCCTGTTCCTGTGCCTGTTAGAGAACCTGCTCCTCTTAGAGATCCAGTGCCTGTTCGAAAGCTTGTATTAGAATCAGAATTACCCGCACCTAAGGAAAAACCAAAAATACCTGAAAAATTTCAAACAACATTTTTTATATCACCTCAATTAGAAAGACTATCTAAGCAATTAGGAGTAAACGATAATATGCGAGACACTGTTGACCCTGAAATATCAAATGAAGAATTAGATATGTTATTAAATACTATCAAAATCGAAAGTGATAAAAAAGATACATTAATAGTAATTGCCGATCATATAATACGAGAAAACAATATCAAAGACCCTCGTGAAATGATAAATATTAAAATCAAAGTTTTATTAGATAATTTAGCCAAAAAATTATGTCGTTGCACTGGAAAAATAGATAGTTCCGAAAAAACAGAGGGTGAAGCCAAACCAGTTTCATCTGAAGCTTTATGCCGTTACAATATATTTCATAAAAGAGGCATTGATTACATAACACACGATTGCGGTGATGCTGACTTAAATGTTCATAAATATAATTATAAAATGGGACCCTTATTACGCCCCTTTCTTAATTCAAGTTCTAATATTCTTTTACGACGACACGTACCTAAACGCAAATAAAACAAATATATTATAAAATATAAATTTATATCTTATAATCGCATTTCTCTAATAACGACATAAATTTAATACAATCCATCATATCGCCATTTAAACAATTTATATAATTTTTTTTATCAATAACACAATAAGAAACATTATTATGACCAAAAAACCAATCAGCATATCTATTACGGATAGATAAACCAAACCCAACTTTAATAAAATCAAGAAATGTATAATCCTTTTTATCCAACAATTTTATGCATATTTTATTTTTATCATTAAATGTATAAGATGTGCTTATTACTTGTGTTTTCATAGATTATTATATATTTTTATAGCTTATTTAATTTAATATATTTTTAAAAAAATATAAAACACATTTATTCTAATAATAACTTATATTCACATAATGGATATATATTTTTATTCTCAATAGCTATAAAATCGTAATTTTGTTGTTCTTTATATTCAGTTTGATAAGCAACAGGTAATTCATCATAATCACATAAAACCAAACTATAAAAAGCCTTCTTATTATTTTTTGTAAGCCATTGATTACAAAGACATAAATCTTCAGTAGTCATACATTTATTTTCATTATATAAATTGTTAATGATATCATAATCAAAGCTAATACGGTATAAATCAGTATATTTTGAAAAAACAGTAGTTTTTATTATTTCACCATTTTCAAATAGATAATCATCTAAGGTAATTTGTTCAAATCTCCCAACTTCCTTCTTTCTAGAAGCTGGTTTTACTAATATTATATTATTTTTAATCTCAAATGTAATTGATAATTCTCTGGCGTATCTTTCTATAAATACATTACGACAATCCACTGTTAATGTTGCTTTTTTTAATTTATCAATTTTTACCATCAATGTATTATTATATAAATTCTTTTCACAAATATCTATATATTTATAAAATGCCACGAAAATCAATTTTAGATTTTTTTTTAAAAAAAAATGAACAAAATATTGAAAGTTCATATGAACTTAATTTTAAAATTGAAAAAACAAATACACGACCGAAAAAAATAGATACACCCATACCTCCAGAATTAGAAGATAGTTTTTTAAAACAATTTGGTATTAAGGCAAAAAAAATGAATGACGATGATAACGATATTTCTCAAAATCCAATAAGAAAAATATTAATTTATACCGATGGAAGTTGTTTAGGCAATGGACATAAAGACGCACGTGGTGGTATAGGAATATATTTCCCTAATGGTGAATATCCAAATGTAAGCGAACGTTTTACGAATAGACCAACAAATCAAAGATGTGAATTAACTGCTATATATAAATCTATTTTAATTTGTTATGATGATTTATCATCTGGTTCTAAAATATCAATATATACCGATTCAGAATATAGTATAAAATGTCTAAAAGAATACTGCAAAAAATGGTCAGTCAATGGATGGGTTAAAGCAGATAAATCACCTGTTGAAAATATAGATATTATTGAACCCCTTTATAATTTATACACAAAATTTTGGAGAACAATACAACTCGAACATGTAAGGGCACATACAGGCAAAAATGATTCACATAGCAAAAATAATGAGTATGTAGATACTCTCGCCAAAAAAGGAGCTACTTCTTAAATTGAATATCAGACATACCACTGAAAATTTTTAGCACATTGTAATTTACCAAATATATTTTCAAACCATAAGTCCAAGCATAGTTATTTATATCATCATCAGCATTATTAACATTATCTAATAAATTAGTATTTATAGGTTTTATTGGGGGTGTAATACTAATATTTATTTCAAATTCAGTTTTTGTTATTCTA